CATTCATCATTATTTACAATTATTGACTATCGTAATGTGTTCTCAACTGAACTATTTAGCGATATCAAGAAACTAGAAAAGTCAAACATCAAAAAAGAAGATGATTTATCTACTGTGATTGATACAATCTTCCGAATAATCTATGTGTTACATCGACCTTTCAGTAAGCAATCATACAACGACTTTTTAATGTCGTTGGATTTTTCTATTTTAAGTAATCAAAATGAACTTGAAAATCTAACGAATACGATAGGTGAAATGCTCGGAACGTTTCAAAAAGGATCTACACCCAAACCACTCACTAAGAAATGACGAAGTAAATATAACGGCTAATATCATCTTTAATCTAGCTCATTTAGGTATTTCAGTTGAAGATACGAAAACTTTTGATCTAGATACATATTTTGAAATAGTAGAACTCGAGATGAATGTGATCAATGGGAAACAATCTATCAAAAGAGCTACACAAAAAGATATTGATAAATTCTTATTATAGGAGGTGAGCATTAATGGCAGAGACTGTTAAAGGATTAAACATAAAACTAACCCTTGATGGTAAGGATTTAGAAAACGAACTAAATGGAATCAAGAAAGATTTAAAAGAACAAAATAAAGACTTACGTGCGATTAATACAAACCTTCGCTATGATAGTACTAATCTCGACCTATGGAAACAAAAGCAGTCAAAGTTGAACGATATATTAGTACAAACGAAAAAGAAACTTGAAACTCAGAACCAGGAACTCGAGCACGCTAAAAAAGCTGTTCAAGTTGGTGATATGAGTCAAGAGGAATTTAATAAATTAAAACGAAATGTCCAATACACTGAAGCTGAAATAGCAAAGATGAATGGACAGTTAGATAAGACACAAGATAAAATCAAACAATTGAGTAATGCTAATTTTGAGAAGATTGGTAAACTTGGTTCAACACTAACAAAAAGTGTAACGGTACCTATTTTAGGTGCCGTTTCTGCTTTAACAGCCTTTTCTATAAAGACTGCATATACTGCAGATGAGATTGGAGATACTGCTCAAAAACTAGGATTATCAGCTGAACAGTTTCAAGAATGGAATCATGTCGCAACCATTATGGGAACTTCAACAGAATCCATGTCTAAAGCGTTTATGAAAGTAAATGGAATCCTTGGAGATATTGCTACTGGTAATGGCGATAAGGTTGCTGATAGTTTGGCACTTATTGGTTTGACGGTTGATGACTTGAAAGGAAAAAATGCTGATGAAGCATTCGAACTAATTAGAAATGCTTTAGGAAATGTAGCTGATGAATCAGTACGTGTTGGTGTGGCTAATGAGTTCTTCGGCGAGAAAATTGGTACTGAAGTATTACCAATTCTTTCAAGTGAAGCTGAAGCTATAAATGGACTTCGAGAAGAGGCAAGAAAGCTTGGTATTGTTACAAATGAACAAGCCTCACAAGCAGGAGAGTTTACTGATGCTCTGGATCGTACGAAACAAGCAGTGTCTAGTTTAAATGTTGATTTAGCAAGTACACTATTACCTGTTATCCAAGAATTGATTATTAAAGTAAGAGATAATGTAATCCCTACATTAAAAGACTGGATTGATAAGTGGAATAACATGGATTCAGGAACCAAGAAAATCATTGCAACTTTAACTGGACTTGTAGCGGCGATAGGACCAGTATTGTCAGTCGTAGGTAAAGTAGGACCACTTTTAAATGCTGGATCCATGGCACTAAAAGCTGTAGGAACATCTGGAATATTTGCAGGAGTGGGAATCAATGCTGCTACTTTAGGAATCGGTGCTTTAATTGCTATTTTGGCTTTGGCTTTATTTCAAAGTGAAGAATTCAAAGCTCTACTTGGTAGACTCATGGAAACATTCATGCAGTTACTTCCACCTATCTTAGCGATTGTAGATAGTTTGATGACAGCTCTTCAACCAATCCTAGATGTGATTATCGATTTAGTTGTTATGTTAGTTGATTTGTTAGTTCCTATTCTAGATGTTGTCCTTATGCCGCTCATCACTCAAATACAGATGTTTGCTGAGATACTAGGATTATTAGCACCACTGATTACAGTTGTTGGAGAAGTATTAAATGCAATATTAGTTCCAGCGATTAATGTACTCAAGACAGTACTTGAACCAGTACTTAAAGTTGTTCAGAAGATTGTTGATTTTATCCAAAAAATATTCGAGTGGATTGGCGACTTACCATCTAAAATTGGTGACTTTGGTGGCAAAGTAAAAGATACTTTTTCAAGTGTTACTGAAGGGATATCAAATATCGCAAATAAAGTAACAGATGGTATTAGTGATTTTGCATCGAATGCAGCTGATAAAGTCAGTGGATTCTTTGGCGGTATTGGAGATTTCTTCTCTGATACATTTAATTTAAAAGGATCCAGTACGGTAAACAACTCAAATTCCAACTCATCAACTAGTAATACAAACAACATCACGATAAATACTACATCACCGACCTTTGATGTGGATTCCATCAATAAGGCATTAGGAGGTAGCGTGATATGATCAGACAATTTTATTTAGAAAATGAATACGGTGATATCTATTACTTTAATCATAAAAATCAGACCATTATCTCTCAAGTTAGTGGTCTTGGTTTTTCATTAGATATGAAGTACTTAGAGTATAGTCGTTTTTACTCTCGTTCAGAATATAATATTCCATTATCCGAGATATCAGAAACATTAATCTTCCTAAAAGGATATCAAGGGTATAAATCATTTGTTGATTTTATTAGTAAGAGTCATAAAGAGTATAAACTACATTATCAAAATGATGCTTTCAGTGCTTACTGTTATGTAGATATCTCAAGCTTATCAAAAGCAGAATTAGTAGCTAGCACCATTCAAAGCAACATTGTATTTAAGAAGTTGTCACTATGGTTGAAAGAAAAATCGTATGAGATTATTGCTAATGGTTCATCTAGTGGTAAAGTTTATCCATATTCGTATCCGTATTACTACTCCAGTTCATATGAAGGTAAGGTATATATTAGAAATGATGGACTGAATGATGCACCAGTTGTTATTGAAATGATAGGAAGTGTCATCGATCCAGAAGTACTGATTAAAAGGAATGGAGAAGTGGTATCGACTTTACGTTTATATTTAACTGCAGAAGATATAACCATTACCATTAACTCTATTCCAAGTAAACAAGAAATGACATTGGATGAAGCTGGAGTAACAACTGACATATATGGTTTGCAGGATTTTCAAGAAGATAATTTTATCTTTCTTGAACATGGTGATTATGAAATTGAATTCAAACCAGGAGTAGCTACAGAATCGATTTGCAGGGTTACGGTACTTGAAGGCTATCTAGGAATTTAGAATATGAAACTATTATTTCTAGATCGCAGTACTCTGCAGTATAAAGATAATGCATATGTCAGTAACCAATTTGAATTGGCATTAGATATGGTTCTCATAAAGCGTTCAATATTCAAAGTCAACAAAACTAACATTAACTGCACCATTGGTGATATTGTTGTCTTCAAGAATGATATCTACTCATATATAGGTATTCTGGAAAGTATCGAATTAAATGATGATTACACTACGAACATAAAGTCTCTCGATTTTCGAGAGATTTTTAATTTGGATATACCAGCAGAAAGTTTCTCAGGAGATTTGGCTGATTACATACAACAAGTTATTACAGCTTACTTCAAAAATAATTCTGATCAAAAACAGAATTTATCATATTTAACGGTGAGTAAAGAAACAAGTGTATCGGGAAGCCTTAGTTTTGAGTCAGATAATATCATCAATATGTCAAAGATATTTGAACTGGTCTCTAAAGGTTATGGCCTTAGTTTTGATACTGATGTTACTTATCTTAGGGGACGTATCACTGGCATTACTTTTAGGATTGTTAGTGTGAATCAAGGTATGGTAATCAAAAGTGATTTTTCATCAATATTGAATGTCGAAACCAATGATTCAACGAGCCAACTTGTCAATAAGGTCGTTTACTATCCACGAAGCGATAATCAAATTTATCAAACAATTAAGACTTACTATTTGCTAACTACTGGAGAAATCACAGATGATGGTAGCTCAGATGATAGATACAACAGTGTCATGGCCAAGAGTTACATCTATACGGATAACGATTATGAAACACTAGAAACCAAAGCAAGAAGTGAAATGGTAACTTCAAAACTAGATCACAATATTACATTTACAATTGACATGAAAAACAAGGTGTTCATTCCATTTGAGAATATATATCTTGGTGATTATGTTTCTTTCATTCATAAAGGTAAAACGTACGAATCAGTGATAACGGGGATTACATTCAAAGATTCTATGAACTATGCAACGATAACGTTAGGAGAGTATCGAGTGAAATTAACGGAAAAAATACAACTACTCAGTAAAAATACAAGTAGTGGTTCAACTAGTAATATAACTATAACCAATACAGATATTGATGGAGGTGAGTTCTGATGGGTTTACAAAAAATAACATTTGAAGGTGGAAACGTTACATCTAAGATGGATTCAGATTTATATCATTTTCTATTTTCAAGTGATGTAGGCATCTTAAAAGGGTTAAAGAATGAATGTGGTTATACCTTAGCAAACAATACTATTACATTTAACGATGGTTACGTTTCAGTGTATGGTCGAATCATCTATATAGAAAATCAAACAACAATAGGTGTAACACCTGATTCAAGTAAATATGGGTACGTTGTCTTGGGTGTTAATACTTCTGACAACTCAATCAGTTTATATGTAAAAGAACAAATAGGTAGTTACCCCTCATTGACAGTAACTAATCTTATAACAACTGATGGACTATATGAATTGGCTTTATGTGCATATACAAAGACGACAACATCAGTTAGTTTAACGAGTTATTCAAGAAAACTTATCAGTAATGACAAGACTCGAGTAGATGATCTTGATGATGAAATTTTAAGTCGTTATTTACCTAAGAGAAGAACATTGACTTTAGTAACAGCTGGTAA